TAACCCGGCTCACCGAAGGTGAACGTGTCTGCCCGCGCCAACAGGTCGTCGGCCGCCCGCAGTTGGCCGTCCAGATCCGGGGCGGTACGCAGCTTGCTGGGGATCGTCTCACCGAAGCGGTTCTTGGCGCGGCCGGACCTCAGCGCTGTCACCGTGTCCCGCAACTCGTCCATCCGCACAGTCGCCGACCCCGTATCGGCGAAATCGAACCCCTGAGAGGCCCAGGCGTACCCGCCGACGTCCGCGTTGGCGTGCAGATATACCCCGTCGACGCCCGTCCTGCGGTACCAGTCGATGGCTGCGCCGTTGAACTTGGACGCGAACCCGCTGCCCTGGACCCCCCGGTCGATCTCCATCGTGCTGTGGTTGGCCCAGACCTGGCCGTCTTCCACGCCGATGGACCGGGTGTAGTTGCCGACCTTGCGACCGCTGCGGTTGAACACGTCACCTTCGACGAACAGTTCACCGGCGCCGCCACCGGTGCGGGTGACCTTGGTTCGCAGTCCGCCGAACTCGCCCTCGAAGACAGATCGGATGGCCGCGTCCTTCTGTTCGGGGCTGGCGGAAAGAAGGTCCGCCATACGAACGCTCTGCCCGACCGCCTTCTCCGCCGACTTAGCTACGCCTCGTGGGCCCTTCCGTCCGTGGCTCTCCTGCTTGTGCGGTGGCTTCGCCTTGTGGCGGGTGACACCGGCGAACTCGGCCTCCGCACGCAGCCGCAACGCCCTGACGTCCAGAACCCCCAGCGCCCGAAGGGCTTGGTGGCGAAGTTCAGGCTCCAGCACACCGCCTCCTCAGATCCGGGCGGTGGTGCGGATCGTGAACGTCCACGGCACAGCGGCACCGTCCTGGCTTTGGATCTGTGGCACCGCACCCAACGCCAACTCGACCCCCCCGCACAACACCTCAGCCATGCCCAGCGGGTCCGGCGGCGCCAGCAACACGTCGATGGCGTCGATGACGTCGGCGGCGGTGCGGCGCCGCACCCGCATGTCTGTCTCCCCGCCGATGGCCCACACACAACACGGAATGTCGACGGTCACCTCACGCTGGCTGGCCGTGCCGGCGCCCATGGTGACCCAGGTGGCGGTGTGGCGGGCGGCGGTGTCTTCGCCTTCTTCGCCGAGGGCGCCGATCCACACTTCGATTTCGGGTGTGCGGTTGATGATGGGTGGGCCGTCGCGGACTGCGAGGCGTTCGCCGTAGGTGGTGGCGAGGTTGGTGGTGAGTAGGTCGGTGAGGTTGTCGAGGATGTCGGCGACGGTGCCGGCGATGCCCACGTCAGGTCACCGCCCCGACGAACCCGGCGGCCGTGCGCAGCCGCAGCGCCCGTGAACGTGACGCGGCCACGTCCGGCGGATCCAACAGCTTCAGAATCTTCCGCGCCTCGGCTGCGTTGAAGATTCCTTTCCAGTCCCGGGTGTTCTCCCAGCTTGAATCGACGCCGTGCGGCTTGACGCCGATCAGCATCCGTGTGCCGGAGTCGACCTCTTCGAAGTACACGTGGTAGTGGACGTCACCCCATTCACCAGGGACGACTCCCTCTTCGTCGAACTCGCGGTTTGGTGCGGCCTCGAGGGCCTCGATCTGTTCGGTGAGCGTGTCCCATTGGGCGTCTTGTTCCGGGGTCATCTGTCCCAGTTGACGGAACTTGTCCCGTTGGGCTTCCAACCGGTCTATCTCGTTCCAGCGCTTGTTCTCGGTCTTCTCGACATCGGCCGCTGCGGCGAGGGCATTGCTTAGGCGAGCGTGAAGTTCCTTGGTTTTCGCAGCGTCCAGCCGGACCGTAGACCAGTCGTCTCCCTCGCCGAGCTGGCGGATTTGCTCGGTCAGCTCGTCATAACGAGGATCGTCTTCGTCGTCGAGCAGGTCACGTTCTCTATCGAGACGTTCGCGTTCGGCCTGAAGTTCGGCGGTCCTGGGTCGGTTGCCGCTCCACTTGGGCATACCTTCACCGCCATACGCCTCCGCGGCGAACCGCAGCGAGGGCTGCCCGCCGCGGCGGGTGTGAGCAACCCGGACCGCGCCGTTGTCGGCGTCGAGCTTGCCGCTGGACAGCAGTTCTTCATCGGCGACCAGGTCGATGCGGCCGGCCAGCTTCAGCTTGTCGAGCGCGGGGCCCACGTTGGGTGTGCGGTCTCCGGCATGGTCTTTCTGGTTGTGGGTAGCGTGACGAGTGACCGACCGCGGCGGGCCGTCGACGAGCCCCAGCACAGCCAGCAAACGGTGCCGCGCCTGCGGATCCATCAGGCTGCCATGACCCGCAGCGACGGCCGCATCAGTTCGAGTGCCCGATACGGTACGAGATACCCGGTGCCGGGGATCATCGCCAACACGTCGGCGTCGGGGGAAGGCCGGCCGCCGTTGCCGTTGTTGACGGACCAGTCATGCTGGCCGATGATCTTCCCCGCGTACTTCAACCCCCCCGGCCACGGATCATGACCCGCCTCCAACACAACCTGCATCAACGTAGCCGTGTAGGTGTTGGGTAGCCGGATAAGGTTCAGGTCCGTGTCCACCACAAATGTCGAGGCGTCTAAAGCGGTGCCCTGGAACGGGGTGATCGACGTCACCGACACCAGCGGGTGGTGCCGGGGTGAGATGACGCAGCCGCGGACGGTGTGCCATTCGGTGAACTCGCGGGGTGTGACGGGGCCTACGACTGCTTCCATGAGGTCGGTGACCGCGACGAGGCAGTCGAGCAGTTTGGCGTCGTCGACGGTGCCGGTCGGCGAGAACCGCATGTGCGTCTTGAACTCCTGCAGCGACACGGCGAGCTGCCGGGCGGCGCGGACGGTGTACTGGCCGAACTCGGTACCCACCACCGTGCCGGTGAGAGTCCACGTCTCGTTCCACTCACCGGCGGCGGTGACCGTCACCGGGTAGGTGTACAGCCCCCCGGAGCCGGTGTTGGTGACGGTAGGCGCCGGGGACACGGCGGTGCCGTCGGGCTTGATGACCGCGACGGTGACCGTGGGGGTGTTGACCAGGTCGCCGTCTTCGTCGCGGACAGTCAACTCACGGGTGACCAGGTCGCCGACGGTGTGGCTCACGTGACACCCCCAACGGTGATGGTCGCTGTAGTGGAGCGGGCCGATCGGGTGCCGGCGCGGGACGCGGTGGAGTGGCGGGCCGCGCGGGAGGTGATGGTCATGGTGCCGCCGCGGGTGACCTTCACCACCGGGCCGGGGATGGTGACGACGGCGGCCAGGGTGGCCGGGGTGGCGGTGGCCGACCCGGCGACCTGGATGGTGGGCGTCGGGACCGCGACGGTGGCCGCGACCGTGGTGGCCGCGACGGTCGACCCGGTGGAGACGGTGACCGCGGCGATGCCGGCGACCGTAGGCACGGTGGCGGGTGTGGCGGTGGCGCCGCTGCCGGTGTCGACCGTGGGCGCCGGCACCGCTGCAGCGGCGGCGACGGTGACGGCTGCGACGACGGTCCCGGCCTGCACGGTGGGCGCCGGTAGAACGGCGGTGGTCGCCACGGTGCCCGGGGTGGCGGTGGCACCCGCCTGGACGGTGGGCGCCCCGACGCCAGCGGTGGCGGTGACGGTGGTGGCGTTGACGGTGGCGCTGCCGCCGGCGGACACCGACGGCGCCGGGATGGTGGCGACCGCGGGCACGGTGGCGGGGGTGACGACGGAACCCGCCTGGATCGTGGGTGCGGGCAGCGCGGCAACGGCCGCCACGGTGGTGGCGGTGACTACCGACCCGGCCTGCACGGCGGGTGCCCCGACGGCCGCAACGGCTGCGACGGTCGCCGGTGCAGGCCGTGTGCCCGCCTGAACTTGCGGAGCGCCGACGGCCGCAACTGCCGCGACTGTGGCTGGCGCCGGTTGTGCCCCAGCTTGAACCGTCGGGGCGCCGACCGCGGCCACAGCCGCAACGGTTGCGGGCGCGGGCCTGGCACCGGCCTGAACCGTGGGTGCCGGCAGCGCCGCAACGGCGGCGAGCGTCGCCGGGGCAACCACCGACCCGGCCTGCACCGTCGGCGAACCAACCGCCGCAACAACGGCAACAGTCGCCGGCGTGACAGTGGCGTCGCCACCGACCGGAACATCCGTACCGTGCTGGACGAAAACCGGGGGTTGCGGGTATGCGCGTCCTAGCCGCGCCACGGGTCTAGACCCTCGACCACTTCAGCCAGGCGAGCACGTTCACGTTGGCCGTGACGTTGATGCGCAGGCCGATGGAGTCGGCGGCGTCGCTGGGGGACGACTCCTCCAACCCGAGCGGGTTGGGCAGCACCAGGCTGCCCATGAACTGGGGAACGTACCCGGACTTGACGGCGGTATAGGTGGTGCCTTCGGCGGAGTGGTTCTGGGTGACGGTCAGGCCGTGGGCCTGCGCCCGTCCGCGGATCTGGGTGGTGACCGCCGTCCCGACGCCGGTGCCGGCGGTGGTTTCGTCGGAGGTGAACAGGTCCCACGTCGCCGGCACGGCCGAGCTGGTGACGCCGTCGAGAAACAGCGCCATTTCGTGGATCTGGATGTGGAATGCCGTTGTCGTGACCAGCTTGAGGACCGTCTTAGCTCCGGCGGTCGCGGCGAAGACCGTATTACGGGTGACATAGACGGCGCTCAAAATACCCTGCCCTTCGTCATCAGTAGAACCTGGACCGGGCGACCGCCGCGTTGACCACGGTGGACGGTGGCGGTATTGCCACGTCGGCCGCGCCTTCCATGGCGATGGTCATCAACGCCTTGAAGTTGCTGGTCAACAGCAACGTCGCCGTCATCGCACCGGTAGCCCCCGCGACCGCCTTCTCACCGGAACCCATCCAGAAGCCGCCGCCCGTGCCGGCGGTCACCCACCGGTCCATCCGCTCCGCCACATTCGTCAGCGACGCGTTGGCAAACGTGGTCACACCCGCCGAGCTGTTGACGTCCTGGCCGGTGGAGAACGCCTGCAGGATCAGGCAGTTCGCGGCGGTGGTGGTGACCGTTGGAATGGACACCGACGTGTCGGCCGTCAACTCCGTGGTGCTGGTGAAGATGTTCCACGGGTTGCCACTGGTCTTACACCCACGGATGATGATCATCATGCCGACCTGGTGATCCCCGACATCCGCCAACGACGGCGCCGTGTCCCCACCCACCAGCCGCTTCCAAATCACCGCCAGCCGCGTCGTCGTCCCCGACGACACACCCTGCTGAGTCAAAATGGCCCAACCCGCCGGCACACTCGGCGTGTCGGCGTTCTCCATCTCCCGGAACGTGAGCGCGACGTCGTCAGCGACAGCCGTGTAGCCGACCGGGAAGGCGCACGTCATCGCGGCGGCGTTGGAGGAGAACACACCCACATCGACGACCGTCGGCATCCCCACCGGCTACACGCCCCTACTGATCCGGCGTCAGACCAGGCCCAGCAGTCACCCCGGTGATGTCGTCGGCCCCCACCGACTTCACCCACACATCATCGGCGTCCACATGCTGCGACCAGTCCGAACCGCCGATCGTGCCGTACACCGTCGCCCCACGCGACGGAGGCGTCGTCACCACATACGACACCACCGCACCACCACGGGACTGCCGCGTATACACCCGGAAAATGCCGTCCTCGGCCTCAGCTGACGAGAACGTCAACGGCGGCTGCACCACCAACTCGAAAAGGATGCAATGGATCCCGACGTCGGGGTTGGCGTCGGCGGAGAACCCGACCCGGGCGGCGAGGGCGTCGAGCTTCGCCTGGGTCAACAGGTAGGCCGAATTCTGCGTCTCACTCGGGTTGTGGATGTAGGTGCACCAGATGAGAGTGGAGTCGTCGAACCCGGTGTCGGTGGCCGACCCGACCGGGTTGAACTCCGTCACCCCGTCGTCCGGCTCGAACTGAATATTGCCGGGGTTACCGCTCACGGCCCAGCCCGCCCAGTACCAGCGGCCACCCATCAGCGAATAGTCCGGCGCCGCCGTGAACGTCTCCATCGGAATATGCACATAGTCGGTGATAGACACCGCTGTCTGCGTCAGGCCGTCCGACGAGGCGCCGATCGTCGGCGGAACATCATCCAACGCGTTGCGGGTACCGGCCGCCGTCCACGTCGCCAGAGTGCCGTTGTTCGTGAACGTGCGGAAGTTCGTGGACGTCCCCACCACCGACGGTGTCCCCGCCGGATCCACCTTCAGCGGCAACACCCGCACCTCGTCGATCGGATAAGCCTTGCGGTGCCGCGTACCCACAACGTCGTCGATCCACATCGTGGCGGTGACCGCGTTCGTCCAGCCGAGGCCCACGGTTGTGACCGCTGCGGCGGTCATGGACGACGTCGATGCGGTTGTCTGCGTCACCGACGCTGTCGCATCACCCACCTCGGCGTTGTAGTCCACCGCCCACCGGCAGGTGTGGGTGGTGGTCCGCGGGTCGTACTCCATGTCCAGACCGATGTACTGGTCGGCTGCGATCACCGCGTCGGACAGCACCTCGGTACCGGTGCCGATCTTGCAGCCGATCTTCTGACTCGCCGTCCGATACCAGAACACGACACCGTTGGCGTGCGACCCGGCCTCGACGAACAACAACTCCGTATCGGCAGCCGGCAGATCCTCGAAGTAGAAGTGATACCGCTTCGTCCACATCGTCACCGGGTTATCAGTCGTCGTCCCCAGCGTGCCCCGCGGCAAATCCTGCCGAATCCACCGCCCATTCTCCGCCGCCGACGTCGACGACAACTTCAACGCATAGCTCCCCGACCGGGCATGCGTCGTCACAATCTCCGGCGACCCCGTGACCGCGTCGAACGGCGCCGGCCCATCCACCGCCGCCGCCAGGCCAGTCGCCGTACCCACCTCGGCACCGAAAATGGCCTGCAGGTTCGGCGCATGCCGCGACTCCACACCCGTCAACACCACGAACGCCTGCGTGCCGTACGAATTCGGCGACACACTGGCAGTGCAGTTCGGCACACCCACAACGTTCTGCGCCTTCGCAGCGACACCGAGCGTCAGGGCTTTCGGCGAATCCGCCTCCGACCTGGTCACGAACTCGAAGAACCCGTTGTCGTAGCCCGTAATCGTCGGCGGGGTCGTGTCGGTGCTGGTCATCAGGAACATTGCCAGCGAAATACCCTCGAACGTCTCCGACACCACCGCATTACCCGTACCATACGACGCCGCCGTGGAAACCGAACCCGACACATAATTCCGAACATAGGTAGTGTTACCTTCGAAGTCCCACGGACCGGTGTCCACACCGACGATCTCGAACACCATCCAGATCACGAGACCCGTGTTACTGAAGCCCTGCGTCAACGTCCACGACGTCTCGTCAGCCGACGCGCTCGACTTCATGTACACCTTCACGAAGCCGTAGCCCTGAAACCCCTGCGCCCCGGGCCCCGCGACGAACCCCGACGGCGTCTGGAAACCACGAGAGTTGGTGTTGTCCCCCGCAACCGCGCCCACGATCAACACCGAACTACCGGCCGTCGTCCCCGCCGGCAAGCTCACCGAGCCGCTGTTGCCGGTGAACGTGCCCGTCGCCTGCTGAATGATGTTGTCCAACGTGAAAGCCATCAGCGCGCCTACTTTCCCCAGACGAAATAACCGGCCGCCGGTAACAGCCGGTTCGGAGAGGGACCTGCGGACTTGAAACTGTTACGCCACCTACGGCGTTAGGGCGTCCCGTCCAGCGTCATCACACCAGTCGCCGCCCATTGAATGCCGAACACACCATTCACAGTGGAGAAGTCCGACACAAAGTTCACCAGCAGAATCAGCGCGTCCGCGGTCGGCGTTGTCAGGGCATCCGCATAAAACCGGCACGCCCGCGCGTTCGTCAGCGTCGTGCCCGACACGCTGATATCGCCCATGTCCCACATGATCGTCCCGGTGGGGGAGATCGTCAGCGTCGGCGCCGTGGACGTACCACCCGCGGCCGCCGCCGACAGTGCGATACCACCGGACGCCCAGCCCGTGCCCGACACCTCGTTCGTCGAGTTCCACGTCACGTCGGTGTCGAATGCAGGTGTGGCCGAATTGGAGATCAACGCGATTTTGTGTGTCGTCAGCGTCAGGTCCAGGCCTGTGTTGGTGACATCCAACTCGTCGATGAAGTTCTGAATAAAGAGCCCAGATGCAGTTACGCTCATCTACCTCACTCCCCCGACCGTCGCGCGCGGATACCAACCACAACCGGCCCCGCCGGCCGATTCACCCGATGCGCCCGCCGCGCCGCAACCAGCGCCTCCTTCGCCGCGCTGTACGCCGCCCGCGTCCCATCCCCCGCATCAGCCAGATACGCCGCCTGCGCCTCCACATACGCGTTCGTCGCGTCGGCGATCTCGCGGGAGATGAAGTCCTCCACCCGCAGCCGGTCATCATCAGGCCCGTCGGGGCCCATCGGCGGATTCTCGTCGATCAGCGCCAACACATGCTCATGCTTGTAGGGGAAGTGTTCCCCGGGGTCGGCCAGCCGAACCTGTGGATCACGCGGACTGGTCATTGCCTCACCACTCTCACAGTTTCTGGCCGGACGACGACGTCGACCCGGTCGTCTTTCGTTGCATGTTCGGTGACGGTGTTACCCGCCTCGTCGGTGGTGGCCTTGACACGGACGCCGTCGCTACGGCGGCCTTCGCGGACGGTCGGGCGGGTGCGGCCGTGGCCAAGGAAGCCAACGGACAGGAGCTTGTCCCGGTACGACTGGGCCGGTTCGTCGTTCACGCCAGCGCCCGTTTCACACCCTCGACGAGGGACACCTCAGGCGTGTACCAGCGCTGCATCAGCGTCGGATCCCCCACCCGGTAGGCCACCCCCGCCGGCATATCCGGCCGCAACTCCACCCGCGGGCTGTAGCCAACCATCGTGCACATCAACGTCACCAAATCCCGCATCGACGTGCCGACGCCTGTGCACAGGTTCACCGGCCCGTCCACACCGTTATCCACAAGCGTCAACGCGCCGTCGACCAGGTCGGACACGTGGATCCAGTCCCGCACCTGCGTCCCGTCACCCCAGATGACGAACGGGTCTTCACGGCGGCGGGCCCGGACGGCGAAGGCGCCGAACGGCCACCGCTCGTCCTGATCCTCCCCGTAGCCCGAGAACGGCCGCACCACGGTGACCGGCACACCAGCAGCCCGCGCGGCCTCAGCCATCCGCTCGCCCGTCAACTTGCACCAGCCATAGTCGGCATCCGGCAACCCCGCACCCGCCAAACCCTCCGGCATCGTCCAATCCCGGCCATCCTCGGCGTGCACCTTGGCGTACACCGCCGACTGCACCGCCACCGGATACGCAGCGCTCGACGAGAGGTACAGCACCCTGCCCTGTCCGGTGCGTACCGCCCAGTCGAACATCGCGCTGTCCAACTGCAGATTCCGCGCGAGGTGCATCGGCTGGCCGTCGATCGCCGCCCGGTGCGGCTCCACCGCCGCGCAATGCACCACCAGGTCGAAGCGGTCGTTGCAATGCTGGAACCACCAACGCGCATCGTCGTCAGGAAGCACCAGCCCACGACGGCGGGCGACGTCGCAGCCTTCGACCGTCCAACCACGCTCGACCAGCGTCCGCGTGAAGTGACGGCCGAGGAACCCATGGTTCCCCGAGACGAACGCCTTCACAGTTTGGCTCCGAGGATGAGCTGGAAGCGGCCTACCCGGTCGTGGCGCAGGATCCGCCACCCGGCGTGCGACAACAGGTCCCGATAGCCGGCGTAGTCGAAACTCCATGCGTGGCATTCGTCGTGCCACTCCGGTGTCTCGTCCCACGGCGAACTCGCCACCACAAACCGCGGCCCAGCGGCGTGCAACCAGCCCAACACACCATGCGGATCCGCCACATGCTCGAGCACCTCGGTCAGCACCGCCACGTCACCCAGACGCACCCGATACCGATCCGCCCCGAACACATCCACCAACTCAGCCTTCACACCACGCTCCGCCCAGCCCTCGGCGTTCGCCGGGCAAAAGTCGTAGCCCCACGCCTCACCCACCTCCGGAGCGTCCTTTAGCAGCTGCAACAGCCCGCCGTCGCCGCAACCCAGGTCCGACACCGAACCGGCGCCAGCCATCCGCGCCGCCGCCCTAGCCAGCCGCGAAGCCGCATGCAGCCGGGGGGCATGCAGCGGCTGCTCCAGATGCGGCGCCCGCGGCCGATGCTCGTGAAACTCGAAAGTCGACACGTGCGGCACGTCGCCGTCGAACAGCTTCCAAATCATGACGACTCCGCCTTCGTGGCCTCAACGAGCAGCGTCAACGTCAACGCCGAATGCAACTGCTGCATCTCGCTACTCGACAGGGATGCCCGTGCCTCATCTTTTCCACCTGGCACACCAAACTGGAAGCTGTAAGTGAGTTCGCCGTCGTCGTCTTCTTCGACGTCAGACCAGTCGAACCAGAACCGATCACCTTCGTCGGCGAGTTGGCCCGGGTCGTCGGTGTCGTCGTCGAGCGCATCGGTCAACGCGGCGTGTAACTGGGTCATGTCGTCGAGAGTCAGATCGACGATGGCCGTGTCCTGGCCTTCGCCGCCCTCGAACTGAAACGATCCGTCGTCACGGCGGGACGCCCAATCGAAATACTGGCCGCCGCTGAAGTTGATCGCGCCGAGGCCTTTCGTCCGTTTCATGCTGGCCAGCAGCGACGCGACGCCACCACGGCCGTGGTCCAGCTCGTTGTGCTGGTGCCCGCCGGGACTGTGGCGGTCATCCAGAAAACCCAGTGCGCCGAGCATCCGATGCCGGATCTGGGGTTCGACGGCCATCAAGAGCACGTCCAGCAGCCAAACCTGTACGAGGCAGGCCCGTGGGACCGGTAGTCCAGGTCCAGGAACTCGGTGACAGCCCAGCCGGCGTCGATGAGCATCTCCTCGACCCCCTCCCTATCCCACGCGAAATAGTGCTCGGGGTTGGTGTCGTTCCACGCGTCCAGCGGCGTCGACAACACCAACATGCGGGCCTTGCCCCGGATCGCCTTCAACACCGCATCAGGGTCGTCGAGGTGCTCACACGTCTCCGTCAGGACGAACAGGTCCACGTCGGGGATAGTCCAGATCGTGTCCTCGACCATGCCGGTGTACTCGTGACCGGGGGCGAAGTCCCCGAGGTGCCGCCGGCCGACGTCGAGCGCCTGGATGATGGCCCCGTCGCCGGCGGACAAGTCAGCCGCCGAATCCACCGGCCCGAGCTTGCGCGCCAACGCGATCGTCTCCGCCACCCGCTCCACATGGTCCGGCCAGGCGCGGTGGTCCAACGGTACCGGGTTGTGCCCGGCCAACTCGTCGGCCGCCAGCGCGCGGCGCAGCCTCAGCCTCATGACTGCACCCGCAATGAAGCAAAGAACTCTTCGACCGCAGCAAAACTCGAACTCACGTCGTCACCAAACTGCCACGGCTCCGACCCGTCACCCAGCAACCGCCTCGCCATCGCGCATGACGAGCCCAAGGGCGAATCCGCGCGGGTGAAAAGCTGTTGCGTTGATGAACCACAGCAGCCCAGTCGACCGCAGAGCGTCGAACGACAGGACCTCGCGGTCACGTTCTTCGCTCATGACCGCACCGCCAGCACCGTTTGGAAGCCGGCGTCACACCGCCGCTGCTCCTTCACCGTCCACCCACACGCCTCGACGAGCTCGACGTAGCCAGGTTCGTCCCACGCCCACGCGTGATGCTCGTAGTGCTGCTGGTCGTCCTCGTCGAACGGCGACGACAGAACCAGCAGCTTGCCGGGCAGGCCGGTGATGAATCCGCGCGGGTCGTAGAGGTGCTCGACGACTTCAGACGCGACGAGCAGATCCCCGAGCTCCAGACCCTCAGTGGTGAGGATGTTGCCCAACCGGGCATCCACCTCACGCAACGCCGTCGCCACGTACAGGTTCTCCCGGCCCAGGTCATACCCCCACGTCCGCAGCCGCGGGTTACGGCGGCGGATCTTCGCCAGCAGCGCCCCGTCGCCACAGCCGAGGTCGGTCACGGCCTGCACGTCGTGCTCGCGCGCCACCTCCACCACCAGGTCGGCGACCATGTTGGTGCGCTCCGCGTGGCCGCGCTGGGCGGCCGGGTCGATCCACGGATGATCCGCGAAAAACTCGGGCCGGCACCACGGCGGCACCGTAAACCGGGGAAACAGCCGCCACTCCACGTCAGCCACCCCCCGACATGCGGCGCCGCACGAACACACCAACAACGGCCACAGCAGCCGCGACAACCACGACGACAACGGCCGCACGGTTGTTCCGCACCACAGCCGGCAACTTCACGCGCACGTCACCTGCCCGTCGTCGAGTCGTCGAACCAAACCCACTCGTGCCCACGATCACGCGCCCGACGATCCCGACGATCCCGATACACCGCCACCACCAGCGCACCGGCGACGAACCCGACCACGACGCCGTAAAGCAGGGCGTAGAGCACCCACCAACTCATAACGGCAACACCCGACCGTCGGCCGTAGCGATCCACTCGTGCGGGCCGTTTTCGCCGACGATGATCGGACCCCTGTCAGAGACGATCGGCCCACCGGTCGCCAGTGGCCGCTTCGCCACCGCCCACTCGTAGTACAGGTCGCCGTCGTCGTCGACGCCGTGGCCGAGATACTCGCCGAGGACGCCGCCGGCCTGTTCCGCCGCATCCCTCGCCAACTCGGCCATGGCCGCGTTTGGGGGATTGACCGGCAGTTCGGGCCGCCCCTGGATGTGCCACGGACGGACGTCGGTGGGCCGCTTCAGCGGTATCCGAACTCGGCCAACAGGCTGCTCAGCCATACGTCACCGTCGGCGGCTCCATGGGCCCGCCCTCGGACAGGCGCCCACGTGAGATCGTGACCCGCTCACCCCGCAGCGACGCGAACAACTCCTCGGCCGCCGCGAATAATGAGTCCGTGTCGTCGCCGAACCGCCACGGCTCCGACCCGTCGCCCAGTAGGCTCCAGCCGACCGCCCTACCATCACGCATGGTGAGAGCCAACGCGAACCCACGGGGGTGGAAGACACTCGCGTTGATGAGCCACAACAGCCCAGTGGACCGGAGGGCATCGAAGTGCAGCACGTCATCGTCTGTCGATTCAACGCTCATGCCGCCACCGCCCGCAGCGCCCGGACCTTCGCCACCTCGGCCGGCAACTCCATAAACTTCCACCGCATATACGCCGCGTGATCCGTCTCAAACATCTGCTTCGCGTTGACCCGCTCGTAGCCCGGATCCCACTCCGCCTTCCCAGCCAGCGGATGCATATGCTCCACGACCACATCAGGCAGGTAGCGGATACAGCCGGCGCGGGTGCCGAGTTCCTTCCAATAATCATCGAAGTACATGTGGATCAGCGTCGGTGGGGCCATGTGGCCGAGCGCCCGCACGATGTCCGTGGTCATCGCCACCTGCGTCGGGATTCGCTCACCCTGCAGCAGGTCGTCGCCGTACACGATCCCGGTACCCAACTCGCGGAGAGCGTCGATGTAGAACCGATCGAACCCCTTGGTACGAGGGCGGTGATCATCTCCCATGAACCCGATCGCGAACGGGCCGGACGTCAACGACAGGACGTACGACACCCCGCACGCGAGAGCCAGCCCCATGTTCGACGGCGCTGGGCTCTCCAGCACGGTCCTCCGTCCCGGGACCGCGCCGTACTCCTCACGGTTCGGGTCGTCCGAGTCGACGACGAACAGCAGGTGCGTGTTGGCCGTGCACGTCGCGTCGAACGTTTCGACCAACTCGCGCGCTGCGTGCGGGCGCGCGCGCGTCGGGACGACCACCACCAGTTCCGGCGTGGGCGTGGGATCGAACGACCAGAACGGCGAAGCACCGGACATCACGCAACACCCCGCTGCGCATCCTCGAGCGTCGCCGGCGGCGGATCCACCGCACGCTGCCGCCAATAATCCTCCTCCTGCAACCACAACAACTTCTGATGCGTCGTCTGCACACCCGTATGCACGAACAACGGGATGTCCAACGTCCCCAGGCGGACACAGAAGCTCAAGTCCTCGGAGATCAGCTGCCCGGTGGAGATGTTCGGCACCCGCTCATACCAGGTCCCGTACTTGTCCCCCACCTTCTCCAACACCGAGCGGTGGATCAGGATGCACGCCGACCCCGTACCGGCGCAGCGGACAACCGTGTTCGCCGGGTAGTCCCAGCGGACAGCGAAGCCCTGCTGCTCCCCGACCTTCACCCGCTGCAGCTCCCCGTCGACGACCTTGTCGTCGTGGACGTTGACCTGCGCCCAGTCGAAGATCGTCGGCGTCGCGGTACAACGCCAACCACCCAAACCGTCCGGCGACATCTCCCGCTGCGAGAACGCCAACGCACCAACGACGGGCCGCTCCACCGCATCGGCGGCCGCCAACAGGCGGTCCACCGTGTCCGCGGCGAACCCCATGTCCGTGTCGATCCACCACATCCAGTCACCAGTGCGGTCCGTCAAAAACTCCCGCACCGCCATATTCCGCGCCTCGACCAAACCGTCCGTACCGTGCCGCACGGCGACGTAGCCGCCCCGCAGAATCCGGCCATAGTTCGCCAGGTCATAGCCGATCAGCTCGATCATGCTGTGGTGCCACGGATACGTCACCAGGTTGTCGTTGATGTACGCGACAGTGACCGCGTTACCCGCATCATCACCGTCGTCGGGCGGCTGCACCGCCAGGGGCTGAGTCATACCAGCCACCGAGAAGCTGGTGCCACCATCTCGAACACAAGACGCCCGCCGACCTCACGAAGAACCCCAGGAATGCCATTGATCCACGCGAACTGATCCAACGGCGGCGGGGTCCAACTCTCCCAGACAATCGGGTAGGTGCCGTCCCACTTCCGCAACTCGGCCGGACAGGCTGGACCCGCACGGAACTCGACGTCCGCAATACCGTTTCTGACTATCGACATGAACTTCCTCCACAGATGGGCGTCGGATGGCTGAACCTCGGGCCGGCCCCAGCCATCCGACAGCCGGCCCGAGGAGAAAAAGGGTCGTTTCAGATCAGGTACCGGAACACATCCGGCCGACTGTCGATGTACGCCTGCCCAGCCGCACGCATCGCCTCTTCCAGACCGCGCTCAGCCCAGTCGTGATATCCCTC